GGAGGATTATTAATAACCCATTCATTTGAAACCCCTATTAATTGGATTCCTCAAGGAGATGATTTTTTATTTATATCATATTTTTTATCTCCAAAAGATTCTCTTAATAATTTTGTTAATACCTCAGTAACTCTTGAAAAATTAAATAATTTATTTATAATAACTTCTCAATCTTTAGCTCCTTCTGCATCAAATCCATTAACAGGAATAAATGATACTCAATATCAAAGATTAATATATAATTCAATAAAACAATTATATTATACTAATTATATAGGTAACCCTTATCCAACTTCAAGTTTTGATACTGGTTCTTCTATTTATACTCAATTTAATAATTATTTACAATCCTACCCATTAGATATTAGATATTTCCCCACCCAATCAGGAGCAAAAATAGGAGTTATTAATATTCCATCTCCACTTTATGGAGAATACATAAAACCGAATTCATTTTTATATCAATCGGCCTCGGTGTATGTGTATGACGATGGTGAAGGCAATTTGCTCAACAGTATAGACAATACTAAATGCGGTAATGTGATTTATAGTCATGGATTGGCTGTTATTACTACTGCAAGTTTCATTTCTGATTTAGAAGCATTTATTACTTCTTCTGATATAACATGTTCATTTTCAAGTAGTATGACTCTATTTGAAACTCAATATAAATGTACTATTAGAGAAAATGAATTCAATTTTTCTCAAAACCCTACAATAATCTCAGGAAGTAATGGTGAATTATATGGATTTGCTACTTCATCATATTTTGACCCTTATATAACCACTGTTGGTTTATATAATGAAAATCAAGATTTATTAGCTGTAGCTAAATTATCTCAACCTCTACCCTCAAGTAGAACAACAGATACAAATATTATAATAAGAATGGACCGATGAAAAAGCTAACTGATATATTAAGTGAAATTAAAGTAAATACTCCCCCAGTTAATATTGCAGTAACTGAAAAAGGAGAAGAAGCAATACGACAAATGAGTTTACTTCATAAAGCAGCTGGTTTTTTTGACTTAGAATCAGGAGATATATATGATTTAGCTGATGGTTCTCCTTCTGAACCTTTATTTTTTGCTGCTCTTAATTTATGGATATTTTCAGATCGTTATGGTGAAGGAATGATAAAAGTAAATGGTTTAACTACTAAAAAAGAGTATTTAGATAAATATTCTAAGATTTGGGATACTGATACAGATAATGCTGAAGATAATTTAATAAGATTTGAAAAACAAGGACTTATAGAAATAATTAGATAATAATGTGGTTATACGAAAATAAAGAGGTTAAATCATTAGAAGATTTACCAGAGAAAGCTTTTGGTTTTATTTATAAAACAATAAATGTCCAAACAGGAAAATTTTATATAGGAAAAAAACAATTATTCCATACTTCAAAGAAAAAAATTGGCAAAGAACAAAAAGCCAAAAATAAACTTTTGAATATTTGGAAAGATTTTGAATATATAACTAAAGAATCCGATTGGAAAACTTATTATGGTTCTGCTAAAGAATTAAAAGAAGATATTACTAAATTAGGTTTCGATAATTTTAAACGAAATATATTAAAAATCTGTTATTCATCAAAAGAATTAAACTATTGGGAAACATCTTATCAATTTAAAGAAGATGTTTTATTAGTTGAATCATATTGTGATAACATAGCTGGAAGATACTTTAGAAAGGATTTTATTAAGTAAAACTTGACTTCCCAAAATTCTTTTTGTATCATTATGGTATGAATATAAACCATATTCTATTAAATTTAGTTATTTCTGTGTTAGGAAATGGCAAATCCACTTCTAAGGGTAATTATGCTTTTCATTGTCCTGAGTGTGATCACCATAAACCTAAATTTGAAGTAAATTTCGATGAAACCTCACCCAATTTTCAATCATTTAATTGCTGGGTTTGTGGATATAAAGGAAAATCACTTCTAAATTTATTTAGAAAAAGAGGGGCTAATGCTGAAAAGTTACAAGAACTTAAATCCTTAGTTAAAGTTAATTCCTTAACTAAAAACTCAGCTTATGTTTCATATAAATCAACAGTAGCTCTCCCTAAAGAATTTAAATCTCTTCTCAATACAGATAAAAACGATATAATGGCTAGACATGCTTTAGCTTATTTAAAATCTAGAAGGATTAGTATTGAAGATATCGTTAAATATAATATAGGTTTCTGTGAGGATGGAAAATATTCTAAAATGATTATTATCCCTTCATATGATGGACAAGGAAATTTGAATTATTTTACGGCAAGAAATTTTGATAAAAGTTCACCCAAAACATACTCCAATCCTGATGTATCAAAAGATATAATACCTTTTGAACTTTTTATCAATTGGAATGTTCCTATTATAATATGTGAAGGAACCATGGATGCTATTACTATTAAACGGAATTCTATTCCTTTATTAGGAAAAGTAATTCATCCTAAATTAATGACTAAAATAGTTACTTCACAAGTACAAAAAATATATATAGCTTTAGATAAAGATGCAATTAAAAAGGCATTAGATTTCTGCGAAGTTCTAATGAACGAAGGTAAAGAAGTTTATTTAGTGGAAATTGACGGGAAAGACCCAAACTATCTTGGATTTGAAAAATTTACCAAGATATTACACAATGTACAGCCTTTAACTTTTTCGAAGTTATTGGAAAAAAAATTATCATTAGTATGAATAAAGGAGAAAATGTGTTTAAACAAAAACACTTAATCCTAGAAAACGAATCTAGGCAGATAAATTTTCTAGATCAACGATTCTATCAACACAAAAATGAATACTACCCATCAGTTACTCATATTTTATCTTACTTTCCAAAAGGTAAATTTTTTGAAGATTGGTTAAAAGATGTAGGTCATAATGCCGATTTTATAGCTAGAAAAGCAGCAGATGAAGGAACACAAGTACATACATTAGCTGAAAAATACTTAGAAGGTGAAGAAATTACTTGGATAGATGATAGAGGAAATGCTAAATACTCTTTGAAAGTTTGGCAAATGTTTCTAAAATTTGTCGAATTTTGGGAAACAGTAAAACCAAAACTTATATCCTCAGAAATCCATTTATTTTCTGAAGAATTTAAAATTGCAGGAACATGCGATTTAGTAGTAGAAATAAATGATCAGATATGGATTTTAGATATAAAAACTTCTAATAGTATTCATACGTCTTATGATCTACAGACTTCGGCTTATGCTAAATGTTATGAAGAACGTAAAGGAGTTAAAGTTGATAGAGCAGGAATAATTTGGTTAAAGTCAACAAAAAGAGGACCAGATAATTCAGGTAAAAGAATTCAAGGAAAAGGATGGGAATTATTTGAATCCCCTAGATCGATAGATGATAATTTTAGAATTTTCATGAATGTATATGAATTATTTAAATTGGAAAGTCCTTATGATAAACCAATTTCTCAATTCTATCCAACATCTATTAAACTTAAGACAGAATGATATTATTGGAATTCAATCCAACCATATTTATTACAAAATTAAGGAATGATCAAACTTATCAACCTATTACGAGATGTTCTTATTTCTGAGGGAGGTAATGTATTTAAAAATACAGAATACGATACTGAAGATATTTTATTATCAAATATTGGACCCACAATTAAAAAATTTACAGAGGATTTAGGTAAAGTATTCCCAAATAAAAAATCTACATTTGCCTCATTAAATGATAAAAGTAATTGGTTAGGTTCAACAGGTAATAAACCACAATCAGGAGATTTAGATATGGCTTATTCATCTGAATATTTTTTTAAAGATGGACAAGCAGATATTGAAGGTTGGGGTATAGATCAAAATGAATATAATCAGTTATATGAAAAAAATAAAAAAGCAGCCCGCTCAGCAACAGACGATCAAATCCAATTAAAATCTTTAATACAGTTAATTGTTAAAAAAGTAAATTCAGCTGGAGGAGATTTATTTACTAGTGATAAAGCCTCGGGTGCAGGTTCAATACATTTTTCTTATCCTCAATATACTTCAACCGGAGAAAAATTAGGTTCAAGAGCACAACTTGATATAGATATAGGAGATATGGATTGGTTAAAATTTAGATTTAATTCTGAATTACCTAAAGAAGATCCCAATATTAAAGGTTTACATAGAGGACAATTAATGTTAGCTATGTTTGCTGCTTTAGGTTATACTTTTAAAAGTGGTAGAGGATTTATACGTAAAGATACAGGTGAAACCATAGCTGATAAACCTCAAGAAGCTTTGGAAGTATTTAATCAAGAATATGGGCCTCAACAACCATTAACATTAGAGATAGTTAACAATTATAATAAATTAATGAGCTATATTAAAGATAATCTTAAACCTGAAGATCAAGAAAAGGTATTAGTTATGTTTAAAGAAGCTTTAAGAAGAGCAGGAGCATATGTTCCTGAGAATATTTAATTATTATGTCAGGTTCAGCAGGTGGAAATCGTATTCCGAGAGAAGCTCTACAAAAAACAGTAGACTCTTATATACAAAAAGTATTAAAAGGATTTAAAGGTTTTAAAAGCGCTAAAATTTCTGGTTCATACAACACCACAGATAAACAAGATTTCGGCGATATAGACTTGATAGTCAACATAGAATCGGATTTAGATAAAAAGACTATTAAACAAGATTTAGTTAAACATTTAGAATCCCTCCCAGAAGACTTAATAGTACCTTTTAAAAGTGAAAAAAATAAAGGTAAACGTTCTCTAAATCATGGAGAAATTGTCACAGTATTATACCCTATTGAAGGTGTACCTGGAGAATTTGTCCAAATAGACAATATTGTATCTTTATCTGAAGAAGAAGGAGAATTTAAAAAAAGTGTATTAGATTTACCTGCTGAAAAACAAGGATTAGTTTTAGGATTAATAAAAGTAGTTTTATTAGAAGAAGATCCTGAAAAAGTATTTGCTAGGATGGGTATTAAAAATATTGATCCTTTAGGTCAAGATGAAGAATATGAATTTCATATTGATACTTCTGGGTTAACATTAAAAAAAGTTAAATTAGATAAATCAGGTGATAAAATAAAAACAGTAGAATCTACTGATGTTTGGAAAACATCAAACTTTAATGATGTTAAAAAATTATTATCTAATTTTAATATAGAAGGAAGTTTTGATGATATCGTTAGTGATATAAAGAAATTCAAAAACCCAAGATCTAAAGATCGAGTAAAAGGTTGGTTTTTAAAAAATATTAGAGTTCAAGCTGGGGAAATGGGTACTCCAAAAGCAGAAAAAAAACAACAAGCCATTGATGCTGTAACTGCTTTGGAAGGAAAATATAATTCTTTAGTTATGGAATTAATTAAACCTTTAATTGAAGGAATAAAAATTCCAATAACAGAAGAACCACAAAAAACTATAGCTGTATTTCCTGGTAAATTTAAACCACCACATAAAGATCATTTAAATAGGATCAGAGCAGCAGCTTTAGATGCTGATGAAGTAATTGTTTTGGTTTCTCCTAAATCATCAGAAGAAGACTCAAATCAAGAAACTATAACAGCACAACAAAGTAAAGCTATATTTGATTTATATAAAAGTAAAGGCTTATTACCGGATAATGT